CCACCACACAAGCCCGCCTTGAGCGGGCTTTTTTATTGGAGCTAACCATGCCCGGCAATACCCTGCTTACCATCAGCGACATCACCAACGAAGGCCTGATGATCCTGGAAAACGAACTGTGCTTCGCAAACCAGGTGAATCGCGAATATGACGACAAATTCGGCATCGACGGGGCCAAGATCGGCTACACCGTCAACGCCCGCCGTCCCGCCCGCTTCAAGGGCAGCACCGGCCCGGCGCTGAACATCGAGGCATTCACCGAGGGCAGCGTCCCGGTGACGCTGACCACCCAGTTCCACGTCGACACCCAGTTCAGCACCTCCGACCTGCTGCTGTCGATGGACGACTTCAGCAAGCGCGTGCTGCAACCGCAGATCGCCACCATCGCAAACCGGGTCGACTTCGACGGCGCCCTGATGGCGAAGAACAACACGTTCAACGTCACCGGCGTCGCCGGTACCGCGCCGAACGCCGTCGCCCCGTTCCTGCAGGCCGGCGCTTGGCTGGACTCCGAAGCCGCGCCGCGTGACGGCAACCGCTCGGTGATCCTGGATCAGTGGTCGATGGCCTCGATGGCCGGCGCCCTGACCGGCCTGTTCAACCCGCAGGTGAAGATCAGCCAACAGTACGAGAAAGGTCTGCTCGGCAAGAACACCCTCGGCCTGAACTGGATGCAGGACCAGAACGTCGCGACGCACACGTTCGGCTCCGGCGCAGGCGCGCCGAAGTTCGACGCCACCGGCGTGTCGTCCGCCGTCCTGACCACCGGCTGGGCCGCTTCGGGCACCCTGGCGACGAAGGGCTGGACGGCATCCACCGCCGTGGTGAACGTCGGCGACATCATCTCGATCGCGAACGTCGGCGCCGTGAACCCGCAGAACCGCCAGCCGGTGGCCGGCAAGCCCCGCTACGCGGTCGTACTCCCGCCGGTCGGCACCCCGTCGAACGGCACGTTCGTCCCGGTGACGGATTCCGCCGGCGTGGTCGTGGGCGGCACCTACACGTCGGACGGTGCCGGCAAGGTACAGCTGACCGTTGCCAACGCGTTCATCGTCAGCGACGCGTTCCAGAACTGCACCGCAGCCCCGGTCGACAACGCGAACATCACGATGTTCTCCACGAGCACCTCGTCGCCGCAATCGATGGCGTTCCACCGTGACGCGTTCACGCTGGTGTCAGCGGACCTGCCGCTGCCGGGCGGCGTCGACATGGCGGCACGCGCGTCGCACAAGGACATCGGCATGTCGCTGCGTATCGTCCGCCAGTACACGATCAACAACGACGCCCTGCCGAGCCGTATCGACGTGCTGTACGGCTGGGCCCCGCTGTATCGCGAACTTTCCTGCCGCGTCGCCGGCTAATTGCTGCTTGGACTCCTCGCAGCATCCGCAACCTGACCTCGCTTCGGCGGGGTTTCCTTTTTGGAGGCCTTCATGGCAAACAACAATCCGGGACCGGCCGTTACCTCGTCCGGTCCGACTTCTATTCCGTTCGGCAACGTCCAGCTGCTCGCGCTGCTGGCTGTCGCCCTGACGCCCGCCCAGGTCGCGGCCAACACCACGGCCGAACAGACCTTCACCGTCACCGGCCTGCAGGTTGGCGACTTCGTGGAAGTGAACAAGCCGACCAGCCAAGCAGGCCTTGGTCTGGCGAACTTCCGTGTCTCGGCGGCCAACACGCTGGCAATCACGTTCTCGAACAACACCGGCGCTGGCATCACGCCGACAGCCGGTGAAAGCTACCAGATTCTGGTCGCCCGGCCGATCGCGAGCGCACTGTCGGGCGGCCTGCCGTCGACCCTGCCGCTGCCGTAATCCACTCGGGCCGGGTCCGCCCGGCCCCCCCCCTTTCGAATTCCTGGACATGACCACTGCTTACGACATCATCCACGGCGCGCTTCGCAAGATCGGCGCTATCGCGGTCGGCGAGACCCTCTCGGCCGACGACAGCACGACCGGACTCGAGCAGCTGAACGCGATGCTCGATCTCTGGAGTACCGAGCACCTGGCCGTGTTCAACAACAACGAGTACGTGCTGCAGCTTCAAGCGGGGAAGTCGACGTATACCGTCGGCACTGGCGGCGACTTCAACATCGCGCGTCCACTGCGTCTGTCGGGCGCCTACACGCGCCTGCAGCCGGCTGGCACGACGGTCGACTACCCGTGTGCCGAGGTCGATTTCACCCGCTACTCGCGCATCGGCATCAAGAACCAGCCGGGCCCGTGGCCGAAGGTCATGTACTTCAACACGTCGTACCCGCTTGCCGAGCTCATCTTCTGGCCGGTGCCGTCCCAGAACGCCGAATTTCATCTCTGGGCCGACATGGTGTTTTCACAGTTCGCCAATCTCACTGACGCGGTGACGCTACCGCAGGGCTACATGCTCGCGCTGCAGACGAACCTGGCCGTGCTGCTGGCCCCGGAATATGGGACGGCGCCGGCGCCCGAACTGGCCGAACAGGCACGCGCCACGAAGAAGGCGATCAAGGCGCTGAACGCCACCCCGCAGGCGACGTCAACGTACGACGGTTTGCTGGTCGGCGGGAACGTGAACGATGCCGGCTGGATCTTGAACGGGGGATTTTGATGCCCGAATTCGCATTCGTCGGCCCATCGTACGAGGCAGCCGATCCGCTACAAGACGCGCAGCGCCTGATCAATTGGTTCGTCGAGGTCGACCAGAGCAGCGAAGCCAAAGCGCCGCTCGCGCTGCTGGGGACGCCAGGACTGATCGCCGTCACCTCCGGACCGGTCGCGCCGGTGCGCGGCATGTGGACGCTGCCGGGCAACACGCGTGCTGCCGTCGCCATCGGCAACCGTGCGTATCTCTTCGACGGCGTGACGTTGACACAGATCGGCACCCTCGGGACAAGTGCCGGGCTTGTCTGGATTCGCGACAACGGCGCCGGCCAGGTCGTCGCCTTCGCCGATGGTGCGAGTATCTATGCTTACAACCTGTCGACCGGTCTCTGGAAGCAGTTCAACATTGCAGCGCGCGGCGCGGCGTTCATCGACGGCTGGCTGACGTTCGGGCAGCCAGGGTCGCAGCAATTTTTCACGTCGCCGCTCTACTGGAATGGCTCGGATACTTTCGACGCAACGTACTTCGCCCTGAAGGACGCCGCGTCCGACAATCTCGTGGTACCCATCGAGCACAATCGTCAGGTATGGCTGCTCGGCGAGCGCACGACGGAGATCTGGTACGACGCCGGCAACCAGTATTTCCCGTATTCTCGGCTCCAGGGCGCCATGCTCGACGTCGGCTGCCAAGCGCCGGGTAGCGTGTGCCGCACGGGCAAAGGTCTGATCTGGCTCGCGCGGTCCGAGCGCGGCGAAAACGTCATCGTGCTGACGAAGGACTACGACTACGATCCCGTGAGCACTGCGGCCGTCGCCTACCAGATTTCGCAATATGCCACGCTGAGCGACGCGGTCGCCTTCGTCTACAGCGAAGAGGGTCACGAGTTTTACCAGATCACCTTCCCCAGCGCGGACGCCACGTGGGTGTTCGACCTGACAACCGGCTTATGGCACCAGCGCGCGAGCTTTGACGCCACGGAGGGCACGTTCCATCGGCACCGCGCGAACTGCTGCATCAATCTCGCCGGGGACATCTATGTCGGCGACTACCTGAACGGCACGATCTACCGGATGACGCGCAAGGCGTATGACGACGCTGGCGCTCCTCTGGTGGCCGTTCGCCGCACGCCGCACGTGTGGGACAAGGGCGAACGCAACCGCGTGCGCCAGACCTGGCTGCAGATCGAGTTCACGCCAGGCCAGGGGTTGACCATCGGCCAGGGCAGCGACCCGCAGATCATGATGCGTATGTCGAACGACGGCGGCTTCTCGTGGGGTAATGAGCACTGGACGGGAATCGGCCAGATCGGTGAGTTCAAGCGTCGCGCGGTCTGGCGCCGCCTGGGCATGGCACGCGACCGGGTGTACGAGGTCCGTATATCCGATCCGGTACCGCGTGACGTCGTAGGCGCCACGCTGCGCGGCATGGGGACACGAGCATGAGCCTGATCCCTCCGTTCACGGTAGCCCCTATCGACCCAAAAACAGGTCGATGGAACCGCGATTGGTGGCTGTTCCTGCACAACATGTGGGAGAAACAAGGCGGAACGAGCGATACCAGCGATGCGGACTCGATGGCGATGTCGCGGACGCGCCGCGGTGCCGCCATGCGCTCATCCGAAAGCGGCGTTGCTCCCGTCCGAGCAGCGCGCACGCGCAAGGCCGACGAGGTCGCGCCGCCTCGCCATGCGCTTCCGCGCCTGCAGCTGACGAAGGAGACGTACAAGCCGCTCACGCTGATCAGGCTCTACACCGGCCTGGCCGCCGACATCCCGTCAGGGTGGCAGCTGGCCGACGGCACAAATGGCACGCCGAACATGAAGGACTTGTTCATCGTCGGCGCGGGCAATCTATATGGGCAGGGCACGACGGGCGGCTCGACCACGATCTCCGTCTCGACGACAACTGTGGCGAGCGGTACCGGCACTACCGTCGTCAGCGCCGTCACCGCGCCATATCGGCAACCGTATTACGCGGCCGCCTACATCATCAACACGAAGACCGTCACGATCGTGACGGACGCGAAACTGAGGTAAGCCATGACGATCACCTACCAGCGGTTTTTCGCCCCGCAGCAGCTCCCCGCTGCAGACACGCCGATCTTTACCGTGCCGACGACACCGTCGCAGACGGTGCTCAAGTCGATGCGTGTGAGACTGGCGAACACCACAGCAGCTGCGGCACCCGTGACCATGTACGCGGCCGTCGGTGCCGCAGCCGGCGCGGCGGCGAACACGTTCCTGCCTGGCGTCTCGATCGGCGCGAACGACTACCTCGACGTCGACGTGCCGGACATGGCCGCCGGCGACACCCTGCGTGCGCTGGGCGGCATCGCCAATGCCATCACCATCACCCAGCTCGACGGATACCTG